TTGCTGAAGTGAATCGCGCCGTGGATACGCTTTCTGAGCCGCCGAAGCCGAGCGTAATCGGAGGCCACAAGGCGTATCGCTGTGCAGACGAGCTGCGACTTGAGCGCTCCTCTGACATGTGGGTAGGCGACGCGGTGGAGCGCGATCGCCGAATCCCATGACCCGGTCGCAAAGGCTAGATCCGAGACGCGCTGCTGAACGAGTCTAAACGACTCAATCGTCGCCCTAAGATCAACATCTTCATTGAGTTTGATAGGAACGACGCGCTGCATTTACCGAGCATACGCACTGATCACTTACGAGGTCAACCTCTAGTGTGCATCAATTAGTCTGTGATGCAGCCGATAGTGCTGTAGACCCTCGACTAGTTCTCGCATCAACAGTTATCATCACGATCTGATGCGACAGAGGATCACGTGAGCAATGGACTAGAGTTCGGCGAGCGGACCGGAAGCGTAGATTTCTACGACTTCGACGAAGCTGTCGCTAGGGCTCTCGGTGCGCTCCCCGACGAGGTCAAGAACGAGTGGTATCTGCCGCTCGAAGGCATCTTTGTGACGATCGACGGTCGCCAGACACCGATCGATCGGGCACTCGTAGTCTATAAGCGCCCTGAGCCGACTCAGATTGGTGCGGTTTTGCCGATGATTTCCATCATCCGCGACTCGACCATTCCGGCTGAGGACCGCCTTCTGTCGCCTGTGGTCTCCTACCGTCTTCCGTGCGAAGGCGCCAAGCGTGTGTCTGCCGGTGGTCTCACTGGGTGGACCTCCTACGAGCAGAAGGACAAGGAGCAACCTTATGACTTCTTCTACTCAATCGAGTGCTGGGCCCGGTTCCGGACGGTAGCGCAGATCCTGCTTCAGATAATGATGCGCCGGTTCCCAATGCGCGGTCAGACGGTTGTTGTGCTCGACGGCATCAACAATCCTCGTACCTACGCCGCGTTCCAACAGGGCGTTACTGACCTTACTGATGTAAGCTCTCTGGTGGAACGAGTGCCGGGATACTCACTCTCGTTGAAGGTAGAGGGCGAACTGACATTGGATCGAGAGCCGATCTGCATTCCCGCTTTCACGGGGACGCAGACTACGCAGCCACTGCCAGGATATGGCGGTCCGGGTTACCAGCTTGTCCCTGGACCGGGTGGTTATGGATTGGTTCCCGCTGATGCCAACGGCGTTCCTCTTTCCCCTGGTGGTGTACAGAATCCAGATCCTGGTGAGGGTGGACTCTACGGCACAGGTAGGCCCATCGTTCGCACAGGCGTATACGGGAGCTCACGATGAAGCGCGATCAAACTTACCAAGTGGTCTCACGAGCGGCTGTCACGGTTGAGTTCCCGAACGGGAACGTCGTGAGCTATCCAGCCGGGTTCATGTTCAAGGCGCATCCGACCAACGCGTCGGTCGCACGCCTTGTAAGACAGAACATGATCCGGATGGTCACCCCTCGCGAGGTGCCGAACTTCGCCATCGACGACAAATCGATGTTGAAGGCCATCCCGGCGGTGCCGGCGATGACTCCGCTCCAGGCGGCCGAGGCTGCCAAGAAGAAGTCCACCAAGAAGCCGAAGGGCGAGGAGTAACCAATGCCGATCGTTGAATACCGGTCAGCAGGTGTCTACGGGCAGGAGAAGGCGCCGGCCCGCGCACCCGATCAGTTCTCGCCCGCAAAGATGGGCGTCGTAGGTTGGACCCAGAAGGGTCCGACCAACTACCCTATCGAGGTGAGGTCTGTTGAGGACTTCACTCGCGTGTTCGGTCCGGTCAACACGCGCGGTGTGGTTCCCCAGGCCATCCGGGCGTTCTTCGGAACTGGCGGAGAGAGGGCCTGGATCAACCGCATTGCACCGGCCGATTCGACCTTCGCATCGGTCAGCATCGACGCGACGCCTGGTCCTGAGAAGTGGACCTTCACAGCCAACGGACAGGGTGTGTGGGGTAACGACCTCAAGATCCGAGTCTCGGGTAACCGGAACTTCCTCGACTACACCACGAACTCGTGGGAGAAGTACGACCTTCAGATCCTGGCCCCGGCGGACTTCAACCCGGCATTCGACGATGCGGTTGAGACCTACGAGGCGGTCCAGTTCGACGACCCGTCGGCCTCCGACTACCTCCTGAACGTGATTCAGGATCCCCGTCGGCCAAGTCTCCTGGTGACCACGACCATCGGTGTCGGCGGTACGCCGACGGCGATGCTTCCAGTTACCGTACTGTCAGAGTCGATCGGCACTGGTGGTGGCGCACCACTAGCCCAGCGGTTCATCGCATCGCTGGCCAACGTGCCGGTGCTCTCGAACACCCTGAAGCTCACGGCTGTGTCCGGTACCACCAAGCACGTGCCGACCACTCCGACCTCAGGAACAATCAACAGCACCAACACTGCCTTCGAGCTTCAGCTCACCAATCTGCCTGTGGTGGAGGGGTCCACTCGGATCTTCTACCAGCGGTCTTCGGTGGCGAACGAGGTCCTGCCAGCCAGTGCTGGACTGATCGACGGTGCGAACAAGGAGTTCACCTTCAATGCGGGCGTCGTAGACAATCCGGTTCACCGGGAGGTTACGGTCTTCCGTCTGAAGTACGCTGGTGCTGCGGCCGCGCCGCAGACACTAACCACCATCGGTGGCACTGCGGCGACCTACAGCCTGGCTGGAACACCTCTGGCATCCGTACCGGTTCACCCCGGTACGCTGGCGATCTCTGTCAACGTGAATGGCATTGGTCTGGCAACCATCACCGACGACGGTGCCGGCAACCTAACCGGATCCGGTGGTGCACTACCTCTCGGCGGTACAGTCAATTACGACACTGGGGCTCTAACCGGCACCACCGCCGAGCTTGTAGCCCTGTCGACTGTAGTCGCCAACCACGACGTATCCAGCGTCATCACCAAGGATAACGTCGCTACGATGGAGCTCAGCGCTATCGTAGGGGCCATCGCCCCCGGTGACACGTTCACGCAGGGTGCTGTCACAGGTGACGTCCTGTCCTTTTCCTCGGGCGTGGCCCGTGTCGGTAACATCGCGGGTGGGTCTTTCGCGCCCGGCGCGATTGTGACTACCGGCGGTACGGCGACCATCGACCTGGTCTATTTCAACAACCTGGAAGTTGATGTCCCGCTACTCGGCTCGATTGATGGTGGCGGCATCAACACTATCGACCTGGTCGATAGTCAGACAGCCTCGTCTGTTGGATCCGGACCGATCGAGGTGACTACACTAGTAGCCCCGATCGCCGGTACGTTCTTCTACGTCGACTACATCGCCCTCGGCAACGTGTGGGCCAACACGACCGGCAACCTGCTTGGTGACGTGACGACAGCGTCGGTGATCAACGCCGATACCGGTGCTGTTTCACTCACCACGACATCCGCCCCTCTCACAGGTTCTACGATCGATGTGCTCTACAACACCGGTCAATACGCCCAGGACAACGGGCTGGGTGTGATTGTGGGGGACGTGGATGCCGCCGGTGAGAACACGATCGACTACAACACCGGAGCGTTGGACTTCACTTGGGCTGTTCCTCCGCCCGCTTCGACGCCAATCACGGCGGCCTACACGAAGCTGTCCTCGGCGGTTCAGTACCAGATGACGGGCGGAACGGACGGCACCGTCATCACGCGCAACGATGTCTCGAACCCAACCCTTGAGGGGTCCAAGCAGGGCATCTACGCTCTGGACCTGATCGAGGAGCCGGTCAACGTCGTCGTCCCAGACTTCGAGGGTTCGGCCTTCGTCCAGGCGGACATCGTTGACTTCTGCGATGCGCGCCAGGATCGGTTCGGGATCTTTGCGCTAGCGAACGGAACGACGGTGCCAGAGGCGATCCAGTACGTGCTGGTGACTCAGGCGTTCAACACCAAGAACGCGGCCATCTACTACCCGAACGTCTACTTCCTGAACGACTCGACCGAGCTACCTGAGCTTATCCCGGCGTCGCCCTTCGCCGCTGGCGTCTATGCGAAGACCGCTCGGAACAAGAACGTAGGAAAGAGCCCTGCGGGGATCGTCGATGGGGCACTGGACGCGCCTGGAACGGTCGGACCGGAGATCAAGCTCTCCCGCTTGGATCAGGACAACCTCTACCAGTCGCGAATCAACCCTCTCCCAACGGGTGTTGCTACCGGGTTCATCGTCAACGGAGCGCGGTCCCTCTCGAAGGAGGCTCGTTGGCGCTACGTCAACGCTCGTCAACTCCACATCTTCCTGATGTACACCACCAAGCTGCAGCTGCAGTGGACGGTTTTCGAGAACAACGGGCCGCAGCTCTGGCAGAAGATCGAGACAGCTCTCCGGGGCTACTACAGCTCGCTCTTTCGTCTGGGGTACTTCTCCGGTAACACCCAGGAGGAGGCCTTCTTCGTCAAGTGCAACGGCAACAACAACAGCCAGGTGACGATGGATCAGGGCAAGGTGATCATCGACATCGGCTTCTCGCCGAACAAGCCAGCTGAATTTGTCATATTTAACTTGACGCAACCTGCTGGAACTGCTAGCACTAGTGCTATCATCTAGCATCAAGGTGTTGGGTCGACGCCGACTGTAGTCGGCGATCTTGACAACCACAACTCGGCGAAGTAGAACTCCTGGTGGTGATCCACCAGGAGTTTCTGCATGTCTGGACGTCGCCTATCCAATCAAGAGCGCTTACAAATCATTGAGTTGGCCAAGGAGGGTAAAAGTCCCAACGAAATCGCCAGATTAGTTGGTTGTTCCCACCAGACGGCTTACAGGATCATTGATGAGGTGGGGGTTTCACGACGCCGAACTAAGCGGCGTAGAGCCTTGACAGCCGTTGATGTAGACCAGTGCGCCAATCTCTACACTGGCGGCCAAACGCTATCTGAGATTGCTGAGAAGTTCGACACCGACGCATCGACCATAAGGCGAAGGTTGCTCAAGACCGGCTACGACGATTTCCGCCCCTCCGGAGCCCCGCCACGGATCTCTGATGAGGGCGACAAGCAGACCATCGTCGAACATTACACCAACGGGTTCTCCTCTAGTTTCCTGGCCATCAAGTTCAAGTGCTCCCGAGACGCGATCAATAAGGCGCTCGACGACGCTGGGGTTCAACGGCGCAATCATCTGGAGTCCGTAGGGCTCAGGTGGTCCGACGCCAGGGGTCGTGAGCACCTTATGCGTAGCTTGTGGGAGGTCTGCACCGCTCAGTGGTTGGACGACCGGGGAGCACTCTGGGACTACGAGCTCAAGAGCTATGTAGTAGACGATGACGGTAAGCGCCGTCGCTACACGCCGGATTTCTGGGTCTACGCAACTGATGGGTCGGTAGCCCAGATCATCGAGGTCAAGGGCTGGCTGTCCGAGGCATGTGAGCGCCGCATGAACCTCTTCAGGCAGGACCACCCGGAGCTCCCGTTCGAGGTTTGGGAGGAGGCCGATCTCAAGAAGAGAGGCATCCTTGATGTAGAGATTTGCAACCAGCCGGCTCGCGTCAAGTTTGCTGGATCTCCTTCCAGGATGTCGAACAAGGAGCGACTCCAGGCGATGAACCTGTTCGACGAGGGCATGTCCTACGCCAATATTGCCGAGGTTATCCAGAGGGGTTCCAGCACCGTAAGCAGCTTCTTGAAGTCGACGGGCCGCGTTACCACCAAGGCTCAGTCGAACCGGGCCCGGGTTCCTCAGGAGGACCGCGATCGGGCCGCAAATCTCTACGCCGCAGGCGACTCCATCACCACGGTTGCGCAGAAGACCGGACTGAGCCGCGATGTGGTCCATGGAGAGATCAAGCGTCGCGGTATAAACAGGACAAGAAGAGGTTCCGTCTAATGACACCGTTCTACTGCCCAAGGTGCAAGGCCGCTTGTCCCGTCGATGATCTTCATCGGAAAACCGAAGCACACGCGGCAGTAACGCAGTGTGTAATCACCTTTCGGAACCCGTTTGCGGGTTCGGCGCTTGGCGGCCATTAGTCCCACCAAACGCAGAGAACGACGCGGTCGTCCTCCTTACCCTGGAAGGAGCCCAGAAAGGAGCCCACATTCTGACTCTCGTACTTCTTGTACGAGTAGGTTTCGCTATCGTCGGAGTTCCATCGATTGGCGACCTTGGTCCCCTTGCTGGTGATCTTCGTGATGCTGTCGGCCCGCCAGTTCTCGACGATGGGCCGCAACCTCTTCCACCGGTCCTTGGTGGTCAGAATGTAGAGCGTGTCGCAGTGGAAGCTCCCATCCGGAAGGTCGCGGATGAACAACCCAGCGCTGTCAGGGATCAGCGAGGCTGCGTCCCAGAGCGCGAAGGCCTCGCGCAGGTCGTCATGGACCTGGTGCCCGTCGAAGGCGTTGAAGGAGCTCTGCTCGATCAGGTCGAGCATGAGATCCTGCATATTGGGGTGTTTCTTGTCTCGGTGCGTTCGCTTGTTCATGGTGTTCTTCTACCCACTTTCTGCTCGTAACGAATCGGCGATCGAATGCATCGACTGTCCGTAATTCGGTATAACTACCGCATGGCTGACTCGTTCAAGTGCGTTGTCGTCGTTCCGAGCACCTTGAATGAGGAGCCGGGACTGGGTCAGCGCGTCTCTCGTAACTTGCTGGAAAAGCTTGCGACCAAGATCAACGATAGGGCTCAGGGCCGTCAGATGCTCGGCCAGATAGACCCGCCCATAGACGGTCGAACCCGCATCAACGATGCCTCTCACGTCGTTCTTCCAACAGCTCGTGTCAAAGGGAGATCACTTCTGGTTGACATCGAGGTTCTGGACACCGAGGCAGGTAAGTATCTGAGAGCGATGCTTGAGGGTGGGATACAACGGCCGGGTGTCCTCAGAGGTGTAGGAGCCACGATTGAGGACGTTTCGGTTTCGGGCGTTGATGTATTGCTCGATCCATCCAACTACGAGTTGCGGACCGTGCTCGATGACATCGTCGAGGCCGTAGAGGACGCGGAGGACGCGGAGGACGCGGAGAACAAAAAGCGGCAATCTTAGGGCACACAGGCACTAACAAAGGGTCCACCATTGGTAGATTGACTGATGGCAGGAGGTGCCCGATGATCCGTGTCCTACCCGACGACGTCGTCAAGGCTTATGCTGCGACCAACCTGATCCCCATTCGCTGCGCCTGGACAACGACTGACAGTCGTGGAGGGTGCGCGATCGACGCCCTAGCTATCCACCACGGGGTTGCGACAGAGGATCTCCGCGAGCAGCTCACCGAGGGCTACGAAGAAGGGTTCCTGCTAGCTTGGGACGCGCAGGACCCCCGTTGCGACGCTATCATCAACTGGGTCAAGGCCAACACCAGTGATGTGCTCAAGCGCGGATTCTGCGACGGGTTGCTGTGCCGGTCTGCTGTCGAGAAGACCTTCTCGTCCGAGCTGTTTCCAGTAATTCCCGACAAGGCGTAATCGGTTCTTAGATGCAGGCGCATCATCAGTGTATACTGATGCCCAGGCGTTAGATCACGTCGAGGGCACCCTATGGCCTGGACAATCAAGACCT